ATATCCGTTTGCAGTTTCTTTTACGTGTACTTTGTTAGTGTTTGTCATTGTTTGTGTGTTTAGATTGTAAAGGTAATCCACTATGTAATACAATGTACATTTATTTTGAGATATTTTTTATTGTAATACTGCATAGGGTGCAAAGTAGTTAGTATTTTTGCATTGATACCTGAGCGATAGAACAGATGCAATGTGAGTGTCAATACATTGCCAGTCTGACCAACTGATTACAATTTGACAAAATAAAAGTACCTGTAAGTTTAGCACCAAATGATTTAAAATCGGGGCGCAAAAATACCAGTTCGCAAAGGGGCTCTGGGGTTCGGTTGGTGCAGAATACTATTTTACATACCTTTACACAAATTATAATGTTATGGCTGCTGAAATAACAGACGAAATATTTACTTTAATATGTGACGAAACAGCAAACACATCTAAAGGAGTACAATTAATATTAAAGGACTTTGATATTTCAGTTGGTACATTTTGGAGATTTAAAGAGAGTTCGCAAGAGAGAATGGAACAATACACGCGCGCGAAACAACTACAATTAATGGTACTTGCTGGTGAGATACTTACAATATCAGACGATAAAAGCGGTGATGTATTAGACGGTGATTTGGGTAAGACTGGTAATAGTGCTGCGGTTAATCGTGCTAAGTTGCAAACTGATTCACGTAAATGGTTACTCTCTAAACTTGCACCTAAAGAGTACGGTGATAAAATACAGGTTGAAGCAGATGTGACCACCAGCGTTAAAAACGTATCATTTGAGTAATTTCACCAAACAATATAAATTCAGCCCTAAAGGTTTTAATCCTTTGTTTTGGCACTTAATGCCATTGCTAAGGGATAAGAACATAAGGTACATATTTATAGAGGGTGGTAGTAGTGCTGCTAAGACATACACTATATGCCAATCATTACTCATTGATGGCTTTGTAAATGAATATTCATCAATGGTATTCAGAAAACAGTTAGTTGATGTTAATGATAGTGTATATGCTGCATTTAAGATGGCTAGTTATGGCATGGAGTTCGATTACTACGAAATGCAACAACATCTATTTAAAGGCAAAGATGATAAAAGTAACATTCGTTTTCGTGGCTTAGATGATGAGGAAAACATCAAAGGTATTGAGCGATTTAATGTAGTGTACTTTAATGAGTTCAATCAGTTTGAGGAACATTTATTTGAGCAAGCTAAACTACGTTTAAGAGGTAGACAAAACCAAAAGTTTATATGTGATTGGAATCCGATTAGTGCAAAGCTATGGCAGTATGAAAATTTAATTGATGTACAGGAATGGCAAGATTTACCGCTACATATTGAAGGTAGGGAATATAGCCAATTAAACGAAGATTACTCATTTAAGCGTATCAATGCCAAAGGTGATAGTGTGTGGATTAAACTTACCTACAGGGACAACTATTGGGTTGTAGGTAGACCTAATGGCGGTGGTAACATAGACACACACGCACTAGAAAACTTTGAGGATTTACGGATAAAGAAACCTAACCTATATAGGATATATGCTAATGGTGAGCGTGGTATTATTCGCACTGGTGGTGAGTTTTGGAAACAGTTTAGCGAGGATAAGCACGTACACCCAATAGAGATAGACTCCGATAAAACAATACACATATCATGTGACCAAAATGTAAGCCCTTACGTTACTTTGTCTTTATGGCAAATAGACGGCAAACACATTAAACAAGTACACGAGATACCATGTAAAGAACCCGATAACAACGCACCTAAGTCTGCTATGCGATTAGCTAAGTACCTTGTATCAATCGGCTATGAAGATGTATTGTATATTTATGGTGACCCATCAGGTAACAACAGAAGTGTAGTAGATGCTAATAGTGCAAGTTATTTCGATAAGTTTATTAATGTACTTAAAGGCATGGGATTTGTCATAGTGAACAGAGTTCAAAAAGCGCACCCATCAGTAAGTATGTCGGCAGCATTTATAAATGAGATATACGAAAATGAGCATAACGGATATAGGATAAGTATATCAGATACCTGCGGTGTAAGTATTGATGACTACCTTACGACTAAAGAGGCGCAAGACGGTACAATGTTAAAGACAAAGGTAAAAGATAAGCTAACAGGGCAAAGTTATGAGCCTGTAGGTCACTTTTCAGATACAAAGCGATATTTTATCACAACAGTACTTAAAGATGAGTTTAAGAAGTTTTCAGCTAAAAAGCATAATCTTTGGATTAGTTAATAAATATTATATTTGCACTCATGAGTAGTTACGATTTAAAAGAAATAGGTAGCATTATAGTTAGACCACGTAATAAGGCTAACCTTGATTGGGCTAAAGAGGTCAACAGGCAGTTAATGATGCACGTTACTGGTGAAGGTATGGGGGCTGCATTAAAGACGCTAGAACCGTTTGAGAATGACGATATAGCAGCTACTAGACGCAGATATGCGGTATCAACTAAAGACCTATTCAAGCGACTATTAAGAGAGGAAGGTCAAGTATTTACTACTAAAGGTGGCAGTATATCATATACTAATAGTAAGCGTAAAGAGAAGGTTATAATTGATGCCATGTCTAATTATGGCGATGGTATAGGATTGAGAAAATGGGTTGAAACATATGCAAAGCCAGCATTTGATACTGACCCGATGGGATTGATATTTATGGAACACAATGACGGTGAGCCATACCCAACATACAAACGTGTTACATCTATACATGACTACATATCAGAAGGTAGGGAGTTAGAATATGTTTGTTTCTATATTCCAGCAAGCGAAATAAAGCAATATGGCATTAATAATAAAGGCAATGAAGGTTGTAAGTATTACAGGTTTGTAGATGAGGAGTATGATAGGATTGTATATGTGCAAAATGATGTAGCTATACTTGCTCCAATGAATGAGGGGTATAGTGCCGAGTTGCCTAATATGTGGGATGACGTGCCAGCTATCATAATATCTGACATGGTGCAATACTATGACACAGGTAGGTATGAAAGTAGAATACAGGTGTTATCGGAATTGGGCGATTGTTTCCTACGTGATAGGTCAATACGTGATTTACAAAAGTTATATCATGGATTTGCTAAAGCAGTTGAGCCACTATTAAGATGTTCAACGTGTGAAGGTGAGGGGTTGTTACAAGGTATGCCATGTCCCGATTGTTCACAGGCAGGTCATGATAAAGGTAGCGGATATAAAACACGTACAAGAATATCCGATGTATCTCGTTTCCCGATTGAGATACTTAATGAGGCTGGTGGGTTTGACTTTAGAAAGTTGTTTGGATATGTTACCCCTGATATAGCATCATGGCAGCAACAGAATAGCGACCTATCAGCATTGGAACAACTGATGTATATTACCCATTACGGCACAATGAGTAATGCAACGGTGCAAGGATACAACGGCACACAAAGTACCACAGAAACAGCTACTAAGACGCTTATGGATACATTGCCTAAGCAGATGGTGTTAAATAATCTTGCAGATTGGGCGGAAGGTATTGAAACGTGGATAGCTAATAAAGATGCCGAGTATAGATTTGATGAAAGCGAACCAAGTGTATATATTACGTATGGTAGGGATTATATATTAAATACACCTGAGCAGATACTTGAAGTGTACCACGCTATGAAAAAGAACGGTGACCCAGTATCTACACTTAATGAAATGATGGTAAAATACATTAAGTCACTATACAAAGGTAGCCCACAAAAACAGGCAGTTGAGTTAAAGAAATACAATGTTGAGCCGTTCCCACACATGGGAATTAAAGAGGTTGAAGCAAGTATTTATGTTAGTGACTTAGACAAAAAACGTGCAAGATACTATGTTGAATGGGCTAAGACTATAAGCTATGAGCAATGGTATTCATCAAGTGAGGCAGAACTCGGAAACCTATTAACGGAATATGTAAATAATATCGTACTTTTACAAACACAAAATACATAAACAATATGAGCAGAAAATCTAAAACGTTCACAGACGAACAACCAAAGCTAACAAAAATTAATCTATCGGCTATGTACACTAAGCCCGATGAGATAGAAGGACAACCACACACTAAGTTTGATTATTCAAATCTTACAGGTGAGGATTTTATGGAGTATAACGAAATACTACAAGGCGATGTAAAGCAGCATGTTGCTAATGGTGTATCGTTGAGAGTAGGTAATGGGTTACTAAATGTAAACAAAGATTATTACTTTGATTTGTACATGGTATCTCCACTGTATCAGGCAATAGACCCTACCAATCCTACACCCACTAAAATAGTATCGGGATTTGTAATGAAAGACGGTAAGGCGGTAAGAAAAGGTATGAAGATGAAATTAAGCACTGCATTATTACTTAATGCCAATTTACCAGCAGGTACTAATCAAATACCAGTTGAGTACTTTTTGCTATCACAAAACAAAGAAATAAAATAACACAACATGATACCACAGAAACAAATAGAACAATTAAAAAGTATAGGTATTGATTTAGCTGCATTAGTAGCAGCACATGCAGATGCCAACGAAGTAACAGTAACCTTGCCTGAAGGTCAATTTTTAACCGACACACAAATAACAGAACTATATGCGTCAAAGACCAAAGAGGGCGAAGGTAAAGCGTTTGAAATCGCAAAGAAGGAATTGGCAAAGGTTGGATTGCCATTTACAGCCGAAAGATGGGGCGATGTTGCCAACGAAATAAAGTCACAGATTAACGCTACCAATGATGACAAGATAAAGTCATTAATGGAGCAAAACACGTTACTTAGCCAAGATGTAAGCAAGTTCAAAACAGATGCAGAAACGGAGCGCAATAACCGCAAAGCATTTGAATTTGAAACAAAGATAGTTACATCTATCCCTAAGCCTGAAAATGGATTAACACAAAAAGAGGTATTAGAAATAGCTAAGATAAGAGGGTATTCGCCTAAAGAATTGGAAAGCGGTGAGATAGTATGGGAGAAAGACGGTCAAACAATTAAAGACAAAGTAACCCATGCACCACTAACCAACGATAAAGGGATATTTGAAGTGGTAGCGCAGCTAGGGTTTGCACCGTCAGTAACCAATCCACCAGCAGGCAGAGGTATCACTCAAGGCAAAACAGATAAAAGTATTAAAAGTTTAAGTGAAGCTAAAACAAAGTTTAAGGAAATGCACCCTGATAAGAACGTAATGGGTACAGAGTTCCAAGCGTTTGTATCTGAAACGGCAAAGGCAGACCCTTCATTTGATTTTGGTAGTTAAGTTCACAATTTAAATATGCGACATGGCAAAAGGTAAAAAGAAAGGTAAAATGTGCTAATTGCACCAGCCACTACTTAACTGTAGTGGCTTTTTTTATTCCATTTTATAGAATTATTCCACAATTTGGAAAATAAATTTGGCAATATGATATAATGTTGCGTATTTTTACAAAGTTATACAGGGTATGGCAAATGAGTGGGAACTCATAAGAACTGATAAGGCTGTTAATTGCAAGGGATTTGACAATTAAGTACGCTAAAGAAATTCAAACATCTTTTATTTACTAACGTTTAAAATCTACTAACAATGTCAGATTACGCAGCATCGGTACTCTATACCGCACAAGCACAAATAGCAGCTAGACGCAACCTATTTGAGCAACGTAGGCAAATGCCTAAAGTCCTAAGAATGGGCTTAAATAACTCAGAATATTCTATACCTACAGTATCAGAATTGAGAACATCTCCACTACGCCAAGTTGATGTAGTGTATTTTAAATCAGTACCTAACGGAACTGCAACAGTTAAAGCCTACAACCACACAGGTACATACGGTGATACTGGTAAGGTAAACGTTACCTACTATCAGATAGTGGAAACAATAGGTATGCCATTGAAACTAGGTGCAAACAACCTATTAAGCAATGCTACATTGTTTGCTAACTTGTATGAGCAAAAGTGGAAAAACATTATAGACCGTCACGAAGATATCGCACTTGCACGTGCTGTAGCTTTCCGTAATCAACTAGACGCAACTACAATGGATGCCCGTCTTGCTGCTGCTGGTTTGACATGGGATGACACTAACAAGGGTATCGCAATATCTAGCGATGATACTAACTTGTTTATCGCTAAGTCTAAGTCTGCAATGGAGTCTATGTTCCTTAGCTATGCAGATGGATATGATGTAATAACAGACCTACAATCATCTGTAACGTTTGAAAACTACATGAATCAGGGTTCAGGTAACTTTTCAAATACTCAATGGCAGTTTTCTGATTGCAACTTCTACAAGACGCAAAAACAAATCAGTACAGCATACGGCAAAGGTTCTACCTTGTTTATGCCACGTGGTGCGTTCGGTGCGTTCACATGGAATGAGCAATTAAACCGTCAAGGGTTGAATGATGACATGGGTGGTTCTATCGGTACTTTGGGTACACAAACAGACCCATTTGGATTAGGTATCACAGCCGATGTATCTACTTATTTCCAGCGTGCATCTACAGTAGCAGATACTACAGGTGGTTCGCCACAGGATTTTATCCTACAAATGGAAATGACTGTTACTATAGGTTATGTAACAGACCCAAGTTCAACAACTGATGACAGTCCTATTATATTGATAGGTCAAAACGCTGCAATAGCTTAATCTTATAACGTAACAAATAAAACATAAACAGAAATGAAAAGAATAATCATGTTTCTATTTGCTGCATTGATAGCATTTAGCACAGAAGCGCAAACAGGTTACACCTCAACTACTATGAAGTTGACAACGCCAAGCGGTACTCTAAAAACTAGAGATACCCTAACTAATGGCGATACGGGCGTAGCGTTTATATGGGTTGGTACAGGGTTCGAAAAGTCATTTGAAATGTTGACTACTACTTTAACAGGTACGGTAGCAACAACGTCAAATATACTTTACGGATACAACAACAACGGCATACCATTGACAGCGGCACAGGCGGCAGCATTGGCGGTAAGCGGTGGCGCAAAGGCAATAACAGGTAATACTACCTATTGTGCAGGGTGCGTAGGTGCATCGAGTACAACAGTGCCGGGCGCATCGTTAAAGTATGTTTGGCAGCTACCTAATAACGTTGGTTCATTGTTCGATAACTATTTTATTCGTACAATCCAAACAGGTACAGCTACGGCTACTTATACAGCTAAAATACTTACGCAAAAGCCATAAAGAAACGGTATGCCATTAAATCCAATAGTAGGCTCAAATATTGTAAGTGTGGGATTTAAAACCACACTTACAATTAATGAAACTGGTGGTACTTGGAGTAGTTCAAATACATCAGTAGCAACTGTAACCAATAGCGGTATAGTTGCTGGTGTGACTATTGGTAGCGTGACTATCACTTATACTTTAGGTGTGGAAACATCTACTTTAAGTCTATCAGTTAACCCCGTAAGGTTGACTAATGGCTTTAACTTAGATAGGATTTTCCCAGCATTTAGGGAGCGTATCGGATGGCATGAGCCTTACAATGGAATACCCGAATTGACTGCAACTAATCTTAAGTCGGTATCAGGCAGATACTATGATAGGGGATTTCATAAGGCGGTAACTGTTAGCAATTTGTACCACGTACAAGAGGCTGAAACAATAACAGATGCACAGTTTAATGAGTTCCTAATCGAAGAGGATGACGCATGTACGATAAGGGTTTTGCAAGGTGTGTTTAATAAGCCAACGTTCATTGAGCATAAGCCCAACTATACAAGGTACGGCAATATAACCCCATTTAACATTCCTAATCAGAATATGTGGTGTGGGTATAGGCTTACGATTGGTAGCGGTGACTATGCGGCTGTATTGAATAGCATATCGCTTTACTTTACCGATGTTGCAACATTCAATATTTATCTATTTAACGATGTACTGTTATCGCCTGTATATACTATGCAAGTAACAACAGTGGCAAACAATCAGACCAGAATACAGTTAGATTGGTTGATGAATTATGTTGATAGTAGCGATAACGGTGGCAATACAAGCGGTAATATTGGTGGGGTGTGGTACTTAGCTTACAATCAAAATGAAGTGGCAGCAAGTAACCCTAATTGCCAAGCTATAGATGAGCAGTTGAACGTATGGACTAGGGGTAAGGTTATGGGTGCATTCCCATTCCAAGCGGCACAAGATGGAACGTTTACATACAACCGTACTAACCTATCTGTAAACTTTAGAAGTTACGGCATAAACATAGAGTATTCATGTTACAGGGATTACACCCAAGTAGCTATACAGAATGCCCAAATGTTTGATGAGGC